CTCAACAAATAGAATTAGTTAAGATAGCACGTAGAGTATTCAACAGACGCTTTGAAACGTCAGGGTGCGCTGGTTGTGTTAGAGATTTAGTGAATAGATTACGAACAGTATATGAGACTTATGAAGCGGAGGTTTAAAAGAGACAAAGAGATAAGAAGATACAGCTTTCTAGTTTTTGTAGCTGGGGTTGTATGGTTAACATTAATTTTAAGTCATTGTTTATGATTGATATATTTGAAGTACAAAGGTTTATAGATAGTAAGCCCGAACACGCAGACCTAGACACAATAGTAATGAACACAGAAGTACATAACGAACTAAAGCAATACTTCACAGACGGTAAGTATAAAGGCTATTACATGTTAGCTATGGCGATACTAGGTAAAGACGATATGAAGATGGGTAAGAAACCAAAAGCAATTGAATAATGAGAATACCAAGAAAGATAAAAAAGAAGTATAAAAAGGTATATTTTAAAAAGCGAGGGTACAAAATCAAGATTATAAAAAGCTCTATTGATTACTGCCATATAGATAATACATGGGGATGTATGATTGAACCGATAAATACGAGAGATAACGATGTCAAAATTTGAAAAAGGAAACAAAGGGAAGCCGAAAGGAGCAGTTAACAAAGTAACTCAGAGCGCAAGGGAGCTATTCTTAGAGACTTTAGAAGGTCAGAGCGAACATATAGCAGAAGCGTTTAATAAAGTGCGTGTAGAGTCGCCTAGTAAGTACTTAGATTTATTCGCAAAGTATGCACAATATTTCGTTCCTAAGAAGACAGAGAGTAGCGACAAGGTTACACACCAGTTTAGCGACTTTAATATAAAAGAAATCTTTAAAATTGAATCAGATACAGATAAGTAGTAAATATAATCTACTCGGTTCAGATAGTAGATACTTTGTGATTACAGGAGGAAGGGGAAGCGGTAAATCGTATTCCCTTAACTCGTTTCTACTACTTCTTACTTACGAGCCTGGACACGTTATATTGTTTACACGTTATACACTTACCTCTGCGCACGTTTCTATCATTCCTGAGTTCATAGATAAGATTGAAACAGCAGGGTTGTTAGATGAGTTTAAAATTACTAAAGACGAAATAGTAAATCTTACTACTGGCTCGAAGATATTATTTCGAGGTATAAGAACAAGTCAAGGAACACAAACAGCAAACCTTAAATCGTTAGCGAACGTTACTACATGGGTACTAGATGAAGCAGAAGAGTTAGTGGACGAAGATGTATTTGATAAGATTGATTTTTCTATTAGAGCAAAGGGAATACAAAACAGAGTGATACTTGTATTAAACCCAGCAACTAAAGAGCATTTCATTTATAAACGATTCTTTGAGCAACGAGGCGTACAAGATGGAAGTAATAAAGTAATCAAAGATACAACTTACATACATACAACATACTTAGACAACTATAAACACTTGTCAGAATCATTCATACGTCAGGTAACAAGGATGAAAGAGAACAGCCCTACTAAATACGAACACGTTATTTTAGGTGGTTGGCTAGACAAAGCAGAGGGAGTGGTGTTTACTAATTGGAGAATAGGAGAGTTTAACCCTGACAACTTACAAACGTCTTGCGGTATGGATTTTGGTTATAGCGTTGACCCTGACACATTGACCGAAGTAGCAATAGACAAGATAAAGAAAAAGATATACCTTAAACAACATATCTATTCAAAAGGATTGCAACCAAGCGTACTTGCTCAAATGATACTTAGTAAGGTAGGAAAGAAATTAATCATTGCAGATTCAGCAGAGCCAAGATTGATAGACGAACTTAAATTTGCTGGGTGTAATATCCAAAAAGTAAAGAAGGGAACTATTGAGAGTGGTATTACTATGATGCAGGATTTTGAGATAATAATAACAGAGGATAGCACAGACATTGCTAAAGAGTTAAACAATTACGTTTACGCAGACAAGGGGAGTAAGTTATATGTTGATAGTTATAACCACGCTATTGACGGTGCAAGGTACAACATTATACACCACTTAGATAACCCTAACAAAGGTAAGTACTTCATATCATAAAAAAGCCACGCTAACTTAATAACGTGGCTTAATTGGTTAGAATCTTAACTAGTATAGTCTAACGAGACTGCTACACGGTTCACTGAGCCGAAGCTTTATTAGGAGAGGTACGAGCAACACTGCTTTTTAAATTATAATAATGGTTTAGCGATTTCTAGTAAGTCTATAAAGTTCTCAAAGAATAAGTCTCTTAGTTCTTCTGTTTTGAAGTGCATTACTCTTTGGTCTCCATCAAACCAGTCTTTGACTATTTCGGTTTCATACACAACGATAACGTATTTGTAAGTTGTATTACTCCAATCAGCTTTCCAATCTTCGTTATACCTGTCTCTTAACTGTAATAACTGAGTGAGTGCGAGTGATGCCTCTGCTAATTCTTCAGTTGGGAATACGTTTTTATTTTCGTTAAAAATAGCGCATCTATTAGTGGTTTTTATTTCTGAGGACGTGCTTACATAACCACCTTTAATTTCTACCAACTCTTCCCATGTCTTAGGTAACGGCTTCTCTCCCAACTCAGGGTAATTACTCAGTGCAAACGCTCTTACGCTTTCGTCTTCTGACTTGTACATTAATTCTGCTACTTCTTTTGTTAACTTCATGTTTGTTTTATTTATTCTTTTATTTACTGCTTCTGCTATTTCTTCTACTGTGACATGTCTTCTGCCTTGGTAATAATTCTCGTAGTAATTCATAACTCTATTTTTAAATTAAACGAGAGCTACAACTTTTGCAACCCTCGTTAAGCGTTGGCACACTGACAATAACTCAAAACCTGATTTATAAATTAAGTTTATGTCATTATTGACACTGCTAAGTTAATGCTTTATTTTTGATTAGCAAACTTATTTGTATTTAATTTTAAATTGTTTAAATATTTCTACCTTACATGCTTCCTCTAATCCCCAGAAGTCCATTTGAAACCATACGAACACGCCTTTGTAGTTATACATGAAGTCAGGGCTTGTAGATATTGCCCATTCTTCAAACTCTTTACGGTCTATCATGGCTATTTGTTAAACTTTTCGTTGTAATAGTCATCAACTTTAATGTCTCGCTTTATATCGACATCTAAATATCCCTCGTAAGGATACTCACCGTTAAAGCCCTCACCGCTTGCTTTAAACCCGTCTAAGTACGCATTTACAACATCTTCTTTGGTGTGTATGTGCTTAGTGTTCTCTATTAGGTGTATAACGTTTTTAATCATTGATACGTCAGCAGGAGTTAGCTTATTCTCTTTCCTGTCGATACTTCCTCTCAATACTGTCTTTAGTATTTCTACTTCTACTTTCATAATTTATCGTTTTGTTTCTACGAATATACGAATAAAAACTAAATAAGCAAAAAATAGTTTATTATTATATGAAAGCACAGATTACAATACCTGACAATTTAAACGAGTTAAGCATTGGACAGTATCAAAAGTTCCTAACTGTTACCGATGGGTTAGAGGGTGAGTTCTTAAACCAAAGAACAGTAGAAGTATTTACACAAACGCCATTTAATAGAGTTCTTACAATGTCACACAAAGACGTTAAAGACATTGCTAACTCAATGATTGACTTACTTAGTGGTCAAGTAGAGTTCCAACATAGGTTTAAAATCAAAGATGTTGAGTTTGGATTCATGCCGGACATGGAGAACATGACAAGTGCAGAGTTCGCAGACCTTAGTAGATACATTGGAGACTGGCAAACGATGCATAGAGCAATGGCTGTTATGTTTAGACCAATAGTAGAACAACGTAAAGACGCTTACGAGATAGCAGAGTATAAAGGTACTAAAGACTTTGGAGACTTAATGAAGTTCGCACCTTTAGGAATAGCAATGGGAGCTATGGTTTTTTTTTACAATTTAGTGAACGACTTGTTGAACTTTACCCAACTTTATACACTGGAGGAAGCGGCGAAGGAGATTATAGCAGAGCAGCACAATTCGGTAAGAAGTGGGGCTTTTACCAAAACTTCTATACACTCGCTCAAGGAGATATTAGACGATTTAGTGAAGTTGAACGTTTACCAATTCATGAGTGTTTAACCTATCTCAGTTTTGAAAAGGAACGTATAGAATTAGAACGTAAAGAAATAGAAAGTAAATTTAAGTAGATGCAAGTTTATTACAATATATTAGAAATGATACGCGTACAGCTTTTACAAGATGTAAACGTAAACACGGTAACCACAGGCGACATATTTGACGTTGATTTAGAGAAGCAAACAATCTTTCCTTTAAGTCATGTAATGGTTAACCAAGCCACAAAAAGAAAGAATGTCTATACTTTAAGTATTAGCGTTTTGTTAATGGATATTGTAGACTCAGTAAGTCACGAAGCAATTGATAATTTCAGAGGTAACGATAACGAACAAGATGTATTCAATACACAGTTAAGCGTTGGTGCTAGGTTGGTAGAAATGATTGAACGTGGAGATATTAGAGACGACAATTTCGAGTTAGTAGGCGACCCTAGTTTTGAGCCATTTACAGAACGATTTGAAAACTCTTTAGCAGGTTGGTCTTTAACTTTTGAAGTGAACGTACCTAATACTATGACCGTATGTGATGCGCCTTTAATCCCTTCTGATTGTGCAGCAGCTTCTTATACTATAACAGATGAAGATGGAACGACATTATACAGCGGAGATATTGCAAGTGGTTTAAGTTTAACGCAGACAATAACAAACTCAGATGTACAAAACTCAGACGGAAGTTATAACGCAGGTGTAGCTGCTCAGGGTTCTTTAACTTTGCCTGATGAAACTATATTAGTAACCAATACTAATTTAGATATAATTGCACAAGATGTAAACAGACCAAGTGTAAAAGATGGAACGATAGAAGTGCCTGATATAACGTTAACCGATTCAGATGGAACAGTATTATCTAAAGCGGCTGGTATTGATTTAGTATGCACGCCTTCAGCAGATGCAACGGTTGAAAACAGCGACTTATCATACACAAATACGGTTGCAAGTGGTGGCACTTTAGTTTTGCCTGACGTAACAAATACAGATTCAGACGGTAGTTCAGTAGTTACACCAGCCCAAACGCCTTTTGTTTGTACGCCAGCAGTACCACCAACTCCGCAATTGTACCAAGCTGCAAAAGTAATACAGACAGGTCAAACGGTAAGTTATACGACAGGCGACGACATAACAAGAGGTCGTGGTGTAGATTTTTTCACGCTTGACTATGTTAATGAGTGGGGGCATTCTTTTAGATTCTGCGGTTCAAATGGTGGTTATTCAGATGGCACAAGTTATTTTGATGTCTCAGGAGTTGCCACGACTAGAGCTTTAGCGTTTCCTAACTTAATAGTGTTTGATTTTAGCGCAAGGAATGTAGATTCTGTTTTAAGCTATTACATCGGTGACGTTGCAAGTTACGGAAATCAAGCAACGCAAATAGTCAAACATTTAACCTCTACTTTTGGAGGGTTGACGGGGTGGAGATTATGGAACGTGTCAGAGTTGTTTAATGTTTTAAATATTGGGGTTTATCCTATTATAACACACTACATGAGTTACCCACCTTTTGACTTTGGGTCAGCAAACAGATATTTTTGGACGGCTAGTTCATATAGTGCAACGAATGGATTTAGAACAGAATTAAGAGGTATCACGCCAATAGTAGGAAATGGCAACACATCTACGTATTTGGGTGTTTGGGTTAGATACACAACGTTGACAGAATTAGGATTATAATGTATAAAGAACTACAAATAGAATTAGGACGCTTTGGTAAAGCCGTAGTTAAACAGGCACGTACGAACCTAACCAAAGTTAAGAAAGAGGATACGAAAGCCCTTTACAGCTCTTTAGATTACGATTTAGACGTACATAAGAACTCGTTTAGTTTGTCTTTTGAGATGTTGGACTATGGAATGTTTGTAGACCAAGGGGTTAAAGGTGCTAATCCTAGTTTAGTAAAAGAAGGCGAACAAAAGGGAGGACGTTCGCCGTTTGCATTTAAGAATAAACGACCACCGTTAAAGCCTATTTTGAACTGGGTAAAGCGTAAAGGTTTACGAATGAGAAGCAAGAACGGTCAATTTGCTAAAGGTTCACAAAAAACACTAGCGTTTATTATACAAAGAAGCATATACGCACAAGGAATTAAACCTTCGTTATTCTTTACTAAGCCATTTAACGCAGCCTTTGAACGTTTACCAGATGAATTAATAGTACAATTCGGTTTAGATGTAAACGAGTTCTTAGAGGAATCACTTAAAAACAAATTTTAGATGCCAACATACACACAAATAAACGTTAGAAGTCCTCGCATGGAATCCTTGACAGGAACAGCAGGACAAGAAACAAAGATAGAGCTATTTATTTGGAACGCACCAGATACAGAGCCAGCAACAGCAACAAAAACATTAACTAAGCCTGTTCCTAGTTCAGAGGTCTTAACAGTTGATTACGATATAAGTCCTTATTTACGAGAATATATCGACCATTCAGAGTTCACACAAGTGACGACAGGTGTAGCAGATGCTCCAGAAAGAGAGTATTGTTATTGTCGTACAAAAAAATGGGTTAACGGTCTAGTTGTAGATAACGATTACTACGTTGCTACGGTTGGTTATGGTTATTTTGAGGACTTATACAACCCTACTAACTTAGGATGCCTTAGAAGCGAGATAAACAACCAAGTACACACAGGTTCTAACGGTGGTAACTTGTATTTATATAACGACCTTAACGATACTTGGACGGTTAAATACACTTCTTTTGCTGGTACGGTTGTAACAAATACATTTGCTTCGTTTACTTCTGAAATGGTAGTAGTGCCCTGTATCCCTGACTCTTTAATTGGAGAAGGTGGATGCACGACTGAGGTAATAGCAAATGCGGTTACACAACAGACATACGTGTTTACTGAGGTATGCGAAGCTAAGTATAGCGTTATGACTTGCGACTTTGTAAATAAGTTTGGAGTATGGCAACAGTTACCACTATTCAAAGCGAGTAGAACGTCTTTAAGCATGGAGAACAAGTCGTATAAGTTAATGCCTGAATCAGTTAACTACGACATAAACAAAAACATAAAGCAAACGTTCAACACTAACATAACCGAAATAGTAAAGGTTAATACAGGTTGGCTAGATGAAAGTAACAACGAGATACTTAGGCAATTGATGTTAAGTAATATTATTCGGTTAGACGGTAAGCCAGTTGTATTAGGTTCTAAAACGTTAGACGAAAAGAAAGGTATTAACGATAACTTAATAAACTATGAGTTATCATTTGAGTATGCAAACAATATGTTAAACTATATTCAATAATGAGAGAAGTACAGCTATACATAAACAACAAAAGAGTAGATTTATTTAACGATGAAGAAATACAAGTTACAAGCACGATTCAAAACATTCAAGACATTTCTAAAACGTTTACAGATTATTCTCAGACGTTTACTATTCCTTGCAGCGATAATAATAATAGTATCTTTGATTACTTTTACAACAATGATGTCGATGGCAGTTTTAAAGCTAAAGAGCGTGTTCCTGCGAGGTTGGAAATTAATAATGTTCCGTTCCGAAGTGGTTTAGTTCAGCTTGAAGGTTCAGAGATTAAAAACAATGAAGCTAATTCATACAAGATAACTTTCTACGGTGAAGTAGTAACTCTTAAAGATGCTTTTGGAGAGGATAAGCTAAGCGATTTAAACTACTCTGCTATCGCTTTTGATTACACAGGGGCGAACGTTCAAGATACGATAACAAACACAGCGGATTTAGATGTAAGATTCCCTTTAATTACTTCTGACAGGATATGGCAATATAATGAGGGCGCAACGAATGAAGATATACATTTAGCAACAGGGGCTATTGCTTTTAATGAGTTATTTCCAGCGGTTAAAGATAAGGTTATTCTTGACGCAATAGAGAGCGAGTACGGAGTAACTTTTAATTCCAACTTTATAAACTCTGAATACTTTAGCAATTCCTTTACTTATTGGAAAAACCAAAAGGAAGCGTTATTTACAAGCCCTCCAACGCCTGCTCTATTCGATTTGAATCAACCAGCACCATATATAAACAATAATGATTTACAAGTAAAATACATAGACCCTCAGTCTTTTTTAACACCTCCAGACACGGCTATATTAGGAACAGGTTATCACAAATTGAAATTCTATATTTCAGCACCTAGTATTTATTACATTGATACTTATAAGAATGGAGTTTTAGACAATACGCAGAACGGAAACGGAACAGGCACTCATGAATTGGTATGGGTGTTAAACTCGCAAGGAATGAATGATATATACACTGTTCAAGTACGTTTTCAAGGAGACGTTGGTACTTTTGCAGGTGTAATGACTTATGAGTTTATTTATCAATACTATGACGGTACTTCTAGTGCTTATCAAACAGGAGTAGAGAGTTGGTCGTCTCCTGTTACGTCAGCTTATATCAATAACGACTTAGGCCTTAATGTTTCAGCTCCAGATATTACGGTAGCTGATTGGTTTAGCGGTATCTTAAAGCAATTTAATTTAACGTGCTTTCCTTTAGATGCAGCAAATACTTTTCAAGTTGAACCAGTTGAAACATGGTATAATTACGGAGGGGAGATTAATATAACGCCTTATACAGAAACAGACAGTATAAAAGTAGACAGACCTAAACTATACAAGAGAATTAGTTTTGAATGGGAGAAGTCAAAGTCTATAATTAATGAAGCGTTTGATGGTTTCTTTGGTAGACAATATGGAAGTTTAAATAACGAATTTCCTTACGATGGTAAAGAGTTTAAAATTAAGTTACCGTTTGAGAATTTACTGTTTCAGAAATTTACAAATACAGATTTACAAGTAGCATACTGCACAACTAAAACAGATGACGGCAACGGTTACATTCCAAAGCCTGTTAAGTTATTTTTAGATAAAACTAGAAATACTGAGTTCTATTTCTACGATGGTACGAACACGGTATTATTGACTAACTATATTCCTTTTGGACAAGACCAATATAGCAACCTGGAAAACCATTCTCAAAACTTTGGGTTAGATACTTCTACTTTAAAAGACGAACCAATAGTTAACAGCTTATACAAAGACTTCTACGAGCCTTACATACAAAACCTATTCAATGACAAGACTAGAGTAGTTACGGTTAAAGCACACTTACCTTTGACGATGCTAGCTATGTTAACGTTGGACGATGCTGTTATACTTCGTGACAAGAAGTATAGAATTAACGAAATGAAAACTAATTTAACTAGTGGAGAGGTGGAGTTAGAGTTGCTTAGTGATTGGCTAGTTCAGAATGGGCAAGTTGATTTTCCAAACGAACCAATAACAGGAGACGGTGGAACTATTATAGTACCTGTTAAACCTGTTAAGCCAATAATACCTACTAAGAAGTTTGACGGTGGCGGTGGTTATGTTGTAATTGGCGCACCTATTGAGACTAGCTTTGTCACAGGAACGCCTGCTCTACCTGCTACATTTACTGGAGAAGATACGCTAGAATTAGTTATTACTACAAACGGAACAGGCGCAACAAGATACAATACTCTACCTGTTACATATTACAATCCAGACGGCACTGTTATTAGTTCTACTGTAATGATAATTGCACAGAAATCAAATGACAGTTTCTTACTTACAGAAGATGGAGGTTATTTATTACAAGAAGATTTAGGACGTATAATATTATGATAGAACAGATTTTAGAATTACTAGCGAGTGATGAGTTTTTAGGTAAAAGCAAAAACATAGACATTGCAAAAGGGAAGTATAAGATTCCTAAAACAATTAAAGAAGTTACAAAACAAATTAAACGTGAGGACGCATGGCAATAGTTAAACAAGTTGATATTCAAGTAGACACTAAACAAGCTGTTAAAGGTCTTGCAGATTTAGGTGGTAGCTTTGAGGACGTTTACGGAGAGATACAACCGTTAAGCACTGTTATAGGTGAGCTAGAAGATAGGCTTTACCAAATGGCAGCAGCAGGCGAACAAGGCTCTGAGGAGTTTAAGTTACTGTCTAGGCAAGTCGGAGATTACAAAAAGGTAATTATAGACACTGATTTGTCGGTTGATTCTATGGCAACTACAACGGCTCAAAAACTAGGCGGTGCGCTTTCGGGTGTAACTGCTGGTTTCGAGTTGGGAGCAGGTGCAATGGGTGTAATGGGTGTAGAAAGTGCTTTAGTAGAAGAACAACTATTAAAAGTTCAGTCTGCTATGGCTATCGCACAAGGAGTGCAAGGAATCAAAGAAGCAATACCAAGTTTTAAAGCGTTAACGGCTGGCATAATGAAAACTACGGTTGCTCAGAAAGCGTTAACGATTGCACAAGGTATCGGAGCAGTAGCAACAGAGGTTCTAAATACGGTGATGAATAGTAACCCTCTTCTTTTATTAATAACTGCGGTTGCTGGTCTTGCCTACGCTTATAGAGAATACACAAATGTGATTGGAAACGTTGAAGAAATTAACAACGAGTTTAACAAATCGCTAGAAAGACAAAACAACCTACTAGACAAAACTCTAAAAAAGGTAAGAGAATCAAACGAGCATAAATTAAAGTTAATGGAGCTTGAAGGTGCGACTGAGGAAGAGTTACACGACCAGCGAATAAAGATGTTAAAGATTGAAGAGTTAGGACGTAAGGCACAACTTAAAATACTAGCAGATGAAATTAAAGTAAAGTCGCATAATTTACAAATTGCATTAGCAGCAGACCAACAAGAAGTAGCAGACGCTATTAAAGAAGAATTAGACGCAGTAGCAGAAAAGTTTGAAACGCTTGAAGGAATGAATCAAGATTACAACCGTAACGTTGAACTTGAAGATTTACAACATAAACAAAAACTAGAACAGCAACGAAAAGAGGACGTAGCAAATTATAAACAATATCTAGCAGATAGGAAAGCAGCAGACATTGAAGCGGAGGATATAAGGTTACAACTGTTAGCAGAAGGAGAGTTCAAAGATATTGAGATACTAAACGCACAGAACGAAAGACGTAAACAAGCGTTACTAGCAGACACGAGCAAGACGCAAGAAGAGAAAAACGAACTGTTAAAGTTATACGACAGACTAAGAGAGCAAGAAGAGCAAAAAGTACGTGCTAAGTATTTAGAAGATGAAAAAATACACCAAGAAGCAGTAGTAGCTCAAAAGATGGAAGCACCTGATTTTGTAGACCCTGAACAAGCACCCGAAGTAATAGCAGAGCAAGTAAAAGGGCAGAGAAGACTTGAAATACAAAAGGCGTTTAATGATGAATCTGAAAAGATGCACGCTATTACAGAGTCTAAAAAATGGAAACAAACAGAGCAAGGTTTAGCTGGTGCGGCTTCTGCTTTAAATTCTCTACAAGCTTTAAGCGATGCTGTAACAGACAACCAACTAGCCAAAGCAGAAGGTAACGAAGAAGAACAAGAAAAGATTAGAAAGAAAGCGTTTGAACGTAACAAAAAATTGCAGATTGCAATGGCAGTAGTTCAGGGTATTCAGGGAGTTATGGCAGCGTTTACGGCTGGTTCAAGTATGGGGCCGGCCGGGGTTATAATGGGTCCTTTAATGGCTGCGCTTGCTGCGGTTACTGCTGGGGTAAACATAGCCAAGATTAAAAACAGTTCATATCAGGGTGGAGGCTCTGCTGGCGGTGCAAGTGTTCCAAGTGCAGGACAAGTTAGAACTCCCTCGTTTAATATCGTTGGTAATAGTTCAGAAAATCAGTTAGCTACGAGTCTAGGAGAGCAAGGTAACGCACCTATTGAGACGTATGTAGTTAGTTCTAAAGTAACAAGCGCACAGAGTTTAGATAGAAACAAGGTAGAAACAGCGAGCTTGTAAATAAAAATATCCCCTGAGCTACCTATTTTCACTCAGGGGATTGAAACTATCTAGAGAAAGAAAATACTAGAAGTCAATGCTAAAATGTTTTATTTTATGTTTATAATCGTCTATATGCATTTCCATTAGTTCTATGTTGTGTTGTATCTTTTCAAGTTTAGTAATAGCATCGCCTTTTTCTAACTTTAACTCTTTTAATATCTTCTCCATATATTCTAACTGTTCATCCATGCTTCTTTACTAATATGTTTACAGGGTCCTTACCCATTCTTATGAGTTGTAAATCTACCCACTTTGCACATTCTCTCTCTGTTTTGAAACCGTGTTTGCGTTGACTACCAATTTGCCCAAAAAAAGTAACTGCGTCTGAGCCTACGTTACCTTCTAGATAGACGTTCTTGTATAGTTTTGATTTTCCACCGTAAGTCGTTTTACCTCTTGCCATAATTTTTAGTTTTAGTTTTTCTTTCAAATATAATCAAACTTTTTACAAATACAACAAAAACAATAAATAAAAGTCAATTAGTATGCAAGAAATAGAATTATTCATAAGAAACGAGAAAGAAGATGGCGTGTTCGCTGTCTCTTTAGTAGAGTCTCCAGCCATTGAGGAAAATTGGGTTGCTTTATCTTCTCACGGTATAGAGTTAAAAGTAACAGACGAGGAAAGACGAGTAGTCGTAGGCATGGCTTTAGTGCCTGAGAAACGTATTTACAGAAAGCAGAACGGTAAAGAGTTCAATATTTGGTTTAGTAAGGAAACTATATCTAAGACACAGGAGCTTTATATGCGTAATCTAAACGCAAACAACGCCACAACAGAACACGAGAAGCCTGTCACGGATTGCGGAGTGATAGAGACATGGATAGTAGAAGATGAGAAGAACGATAAATCTAACATCTACAACCTAAATGCACCTGTGGGAGCGTGGGTGATTATGATGAAGATTAACAACGATGCAGAATGGGAGCAAGTTAAGCTAGGGACTTACAAAGGCTTTAGTATCGAAGGAATGTTTCAAGGATTCGAGCAATTAGAAGCAAGTAAAGAGTTAACAGATACAGAAATTATTGAAGCGGTTAAAAAACTATTAAATCTATAAACAAAAAAAACTATGGCTACATACGTCAAGAATACTTCATTTCAAACACCAATAGAAAGCATAAGTAGTGCTGAGTTATCAGATAGTGATGGAGAACACGCAATAGTATATAATACAACAACTCAACGATACGAGGGTTGGGATGGTTCAAAATTCGATTCTTTAGCTATATCTAATGGTCAAGTATTAACAGGAAGAATTGTAGTTAATCAGTCAAACGTAGCAACTACTTTAGGCGGTGCTATTGATAGTTCAAAAGAGTATTTTATTGATGGTATTATTGATATGGGAACTACTCAGATAACTGTACCGACAACCGGAATGACTTTAAGAGGTTATAGCTTTGACATTAGCGGATTAATTTCTACTGAAGATAATTACACCATGTTTATCAGTGAAAGTGCGCTTATAGGTTCGGGAAACGTTTTAGGGGCTGACTATTATATAACAACTTCAGGGACTAACTCAAAAGTTTATGAATTATATGATGCTACTGGATTTAATGCGTTTGAGTTCACAAGGGTTAATTATATCGACTGTACTAGTCTTGGAGACATACACGATTATAGACAAGGTTTAGAAAGCGGTACTGGTAGATTTGGTGATTCACCTTCTTTGACTTTACACGGTACTTGGTTAGGAGGGTTTAGAATATCAACTTCGATAGTTCGTAATATGTCAGATGTAACGACCGAGCCTTTATTTAAAACGGGAACAGCTTTCGTTATGAATAGTAGATTTCTTACAGATGTCAATTGTGACTTAGGAGATTTACAACCTTTATTTGATTTTTCAGACACAAACTTCCCTAATCCTTCAACGTTAGAAGTAAGAGACGCAATAATAACAAGGGGAGGCGTAACTAATCCTACTGATTCAAACATAACGCCCAACATTGAAGCGTCAAATCTTTCATGTAGTTGGAGAGATAATAACGGTATTCCAAACACCTTTGTCGGTGCTGTTGCAACATTGACAACAGAGATTGAAACTGGCGTAACTGGTGGGCTTCCTTTTGTATTGCTTGGAACTTTTACAAATTCTGATATGCAGCATTTTGATTCGCCTTCTAACGGTCAACTCAGACACTTAGGTAACAGCCCAAGAGAGTATGTGGTTAATTTTGATTTCGTGCTAGATGGTGGGGCAAATAATGAATATAAAATAGAGCTAGTTAAAAATGACGGTTCAAGTTCAATTGTTTACCAACAAACAAGAGTAGTAAACAACTTACAGGGAGGTCGTGACGTTGCGTATTTCACTGGACTTGCAAATGTGATTTTAAACAGTAATGATTATGTGTTTTGGCAAGTGACTAACCTAACCAGCAACACTAATTGCACACTTGAATTGGGTAGTTCTTGGAGTGTTGAAGAAAGGTAAAATAACACAAATTATTAAATAGTAGTTAATTAGTATAACAAAGTTAAAATATGAACAAAGAAAAAACATTAGTAGAGAAGCTAAAAGCGGTTTTGTTAGGTGAAACTAAGGAGGTAACGCTTGCTTCAATGAAGTTAGACGATGGTGTAACGGTTATCGAAGCAGAGGTATTCGAAGCTGGTCAACCTGTAAGTATTAAAACAGAGGATGAGCAATTAATCGCTTTACCTGTTGGTGAATATATGCTAGAAGACGGTATGCAGTTAATCGTAGTCGAAGAGGGTATGATTGATTCTATCGGAGAGAAAGCAGCAGAAGAAGAGCCAGTAGTTGAAGAAGAGGTAGCAGCGTCAGAGGGTGCAGCAAGTACTCCAGCTACTCCTAAAAAAGTAATCGAAGCGGTTACTAAGGAAAGTCATTTTTCTAAAGATATGCCTGAGTCCGTTTTACTTGCAATCTCAGAAGTTGTTAAAGCTGAATTAGAAACTTTCAAAGCAGAGTTCAAAGCTGAACAAGAGAAAACAGAACTATCAAAAGAAGAAGAAGTTAAATCAATTAAACACAATCCAGAAGCAACAAATTTAAGAAAAGCTGAACCAGTTAAAGGATTGACAGGAAGGTTAAATCAATTATTAAATAAATAAAACAAAATGGCAACAACAACAACAATTACTTCAAATTACAACGGCTCATATGCTGGGGAAATCATTGGAGCAGCATTTTTAGAAGCTGACACATTAGCAAAAGGACTAGTTACAGTTAGACCTAATATTGCGTCAAAAGAATCATTAAGAAAAATCTCTTACTCAGACGGTAGAGTGGATTACGCTTGTGGGTTTACACCTTCTGGAGCAATCACATTGACTGAGAGAGTTTTAGAGCCTAAAAAAATTATGAACCCTTTACAGGTTTGTAAGGAAGATTTTAGAGGAGTATGGGACGCAGCGTCTATGGGTTTCTCTGCTCACAACGACAATTTACCAAAAGACGAGGAAGCAGCTTTACTTGCTGAGATTTTAGGAGATACAGCAGAAGCAACAGAAGAAGATATTTGGAATGGTGATAGCGCTGTTACGGGTCACTTTGGAGGTTTTGTACCATTATTCACTGCTGATGCTTCGGTAATCAAAGCGAATAACGGAATTACAACATTGGCTGGTGCAGTAACTAAAGCTAACGTAGTATCTGAAATTGAGAAAGTACTTAACGCTATTCCTAAACCTTTAAGACGTAAGAAAGATTTGGTTTTCGGTATATCTTCTGACATCGCTTTAGCATACCAACAAGCTTTAATTTCTTCTGGTATTTCTAATGGTCTAGGAGGTGACGATATGCCACTTCAATATGGTTCTTACAAAATGGAAGTTATCAACGGATTGGCAGATAATACGTTTGTAGTTTACCAAAAGAAAAACCTTTACTTCGGTTCAGGATTGATGCAAGACTTCAACGAGTTAAAACTTGTAGATGAGGATGAGATTGGATTATTAACTGGAATGGTTAGAGGTAAGATGGTTTACACTGCTGGTGTTCAATATGTGAACTCAGAAGAAATTATCTGGTACTTAACTACAACAGTTTAAGACTAACAAATTAATCTAAGAGGGTGGTAGTATTTGCGGCTACCCTTTTTTTATAAACATTAAATAATAGAAAATATGGCGTGCGACATTACAGCAGGTAGAGCAGAAGTATGTAAAGACTCAGTAGGTGGTCTTAAAAACGTTTACTTCACTAACTACGATGAAATCACAGGTTACACATACGATGGAGTAAACACAGACGTTATTGCAACCGTTACAGGTGCAGCAACAATTAATGCGTTTAAATACGAGCTTAAAGGAGCTAACGTATTCGACCAAACGGTGACAAGCTCAAGAGATAACGGTACAACTTACACAGAGCAAAATTTAACGGTTGTATTGAAGAAACAAGACATTGCAACTCACAAAGAATTAAAGTTGCTTTCTTACGGTAGACCTAGAGCGATTGTAGAAGATTACAACGGAAACTTCTTCTTATTAGGATTAGAACACGGTGTAGAACTAGAAACAATGGCTATCAGTTCAGGTACAGTTATGGCTGATTTAAACGGTTACACATTAACGTTAAAAGGAATGGAGAAAATTCCTGCTAACTTTATTGATGCAGCAAACGAAGCGGCATTGTCTACGGTTGGGTTTACGGTAGTGTAATTTTATTAACTTTGTAAGGCCTTGTCGTATTGGCAGGGCTTTATTTTAAACATATTTAACATGGGTGCAATTATAGACACACTAAACAAAAGAAACGTAGAGTTGAAGTCTGAGCAGGTTAACTTGGGTCTTGTGGAAGACTTCTTGAAAAAAGTAACGCAAGGAGAAACATCTTCTTCTGCTGCTACTGGCAGTTTGATTAAAGCTAAGAAACAATTAGAAAATGCTATAGCGATTTTTGAAAAATCTATATCAATGTCAGATGATTTAAAAACTAAAGCTAAAGAGCTAGGCGTTGATATTACTAAAAATAAATCATACGTGAACAGACTAAAGGTAGCTACTTCTAAACTAAAAGAAGCTGAAAGAGTCTATAAACTTATAAATTAGACAAAAAGGAGAACATATCTAACCCTAGTACTTTAATCGGTGCTAGGGTTTTTTACGTTTAACTGTTTTAGTAATTCAAAATACCTATGCTTTATTTCTAATAAAGGATTTACATCTGCTTCTAACTCATTACATCTTTCCATATAATATGTATACTGACTATCATTGTACTCTCTCTCCTGTTTTAACCATCTATACTCTGACGCGTCCATTTCTATAATAGATAACCTTTTTTCTTTAGCTCTTAACTGTCGTTTTAATACAAGTAACTCACTTTGACTAAGATTTAAACGTCTTAACTTCTTGATTAATCTGTTTTTTCTACCATTATTTTTAAGTATTTTCATGATTGTTATTTTTAACAAGTTTTATACTGCAATAAAAAGTACATAAATCCTTTTTTAATAACAGATATTTTAATTCGTTTTCTACTGATTTTAAATGTCTATAATCTCGTATTTCTATTGTATTATATATACAATGCACATCCTCCCTTAGTTCTCCATTAATGTAAGTCTCCCACATAACTATATAATATTGTCGTTTTTTAATGAATTTAGCGCATCTATAAGGTTTTGTCTTTTATTATTAACCTTACTGTAATACTCTTTATTTTCCATATTTAAAGCACATCTTCTTAATTTATCAAATCGCTCTAGTTCTCTTTGCAGTGTCTCAACTGCGTGATTATTTGAATATTTCATACTAAGAGCCACAACCTATACAATCAAAATGAGAATCAGTCGGTTTCGTTCCGTTCATCTTCATTTCGAGTTCGTGTATCTCTTGCTTAATATCCATGTCAACCATCATGTCTCCTGTTAACTTTTGCTTAAGTTCTTCTAATTTCTCTAAATCTGTCATATTGTTTTTCTGCTAATATACAAATAAAAACATAAACAACAAAAAATAGTTAATTAGTATGATTATCCTAAAAGAACAATTAACAGCGCAAGACTTAAAGGTAATTCCTAGAAGCTACTCAGCAGATAAGGTTACTATAATAGGTCAAGAAGGCAGTACAGACTACGTAGTTACTCCAACGATTGAAAGTTATTACTTAGTGCTTAACGCTATTTATACACTCGTAGAAGGACAGCAATACAGCTTAATAGTTTACGATGGTTTAGACATTGTTTACACGGATAGAATCTACTGTACCAACCAAACGATAGCAGACTACACTATTAACAAGGATGAATACATACAAACAGAATCAAATAACGACTTTATCATAGTATAATGAGTGAACAAAAGAACAATAACGTACATATTTTAAACCTTGCTACGTATGAGCAACCCGAAGCTATAGAGACTTCTCGCTTTGAATGGGTAGAATACGGTAAAAATAACGACCACTACGACTGGTTAATAGGTAGATATAAAAACAGTACTACAAATAATGCAATTATAAACAACATTTCACGCCTTATTTATGGTCGTGGTATTCATGCCTTAGACGCTTCAAGAAAGCCTAGCGAGTACGCAATGTTAAAAAGTATGATTACACCCTCTGCGCTTCGTAACGTAGGGTTAAACTTGAAAATGTTAGGTGCTGGATATTTCCAAGTACACTACAATAAGCAACATACTAAAATTATAAAGGTTGATTACATAAGCACTAGATTAATTCGACCTGAAAAATGCAACGAAGATGGAGATATTGTTGGTTATTATTATAGTAACGATTGGAGTGATGTACGTAAAAACGAACCAGTAAGAATTTCAGCGTTTGGAACTTCAAAAGATAAAGTAGAAATTTACTCTTGTCACTTCGACAGTGTAGACATGAAGTATTTCGCAGACGTTGACTATATCGGTGGTTTACCTTACGCAGTTTTAGAGGAAGAAATCGCAGACTATCAAATTAACGATGTTCAAAACGGATTTAGCGGAACTAAACTTTTAAATTTTAACAACGGGGTTAAGGATGACGAAACCAGACAAGAGGTTTCTAGGAAGGTAAGAAATAAACTCACAGGGGCTAAAGGGGATAAGGTTATTATTTCATTTAATGATAATAAAGAAGCGGCTGCTACTATTGAAGATATTGCCTTAAACGATGCGCCAGAGCATTACCAATATTTGTCTACTGAGTGTCAATCTAAATTATTAAACGCTCACACTGTTATTTCTCCGATGCTTGTAGGTATCACAACAGAGAACAGTGGATTTAGCTCAAACGCAGACGAAATAGAAATGGCCACGAAAGTATTCTACAATCAAAGTGTCGTTCCGTTCCAAGAAGTTATATTAGAAGCATTAGAAGCGTTCCTAGCGTTTAACGGTGCTAGTTTGGATTTATACTTCATGCGTCTTAATTTAATGGACTCAATCGAAGAAAAACAACAAGCCAAAGAAGAAGCAAACTTAAAAATGAGCAAAGACTTTGACAATATAATTGCAGAGTTCGGAGAATCAGAGAGCGAAGATTGGGTATTGATTGACGAGAGAGAGGTTGACTACGATAACGAAACGGACTTAGATAGCCAAGTAGCAGAGTGGGAGAACGAGTTAAAAGAAGAGCCTACAACACTGTCAAAGATTAAAGCTAGATTAACTGAGTTAGTATCTACTGGTAAAGCAAACGCAAATAGAAAAAGCTCACAAGATGCAGAGATAGACGGATTTTATTTTAAAGTACGTTATCAATATACAGGGAATGAAAACCCTGAGCGTGGTTTTTGTCGTGCTATGATGTCGGCTAACAAACTTTACAGAAAAGAAGACATAGATAGAATGGGTAGCCAAATGGTTAACGCTGGATTCGGTGAAGGTGGCGGAGATTTTTACGATATTTTTAAATTCAAGGGAGGCCCGAGATGCCATCATAAATGGGTACGTAAAACATTCGTAAGCGCAAGCCAAAAACAAAATGTACTAAATCCAGAAGCCAACACAATAAGCACGAACAAGGCACGTAAATTCGGTTACAGACCAACTAACCCAAAAGAGGTTGCAATGAAACCAAACGACATGAAGCATAAAGGCTTTAGCCCTAATAATCCTAACATACCAACAGACGCAAGATAATGGCATATCCACTTTTTATAACAACAGAGGACGCAAAGAAGTTCACAGCAGCAAACGGAAACATTGACGACGACAAGTTTATCCAGTTTCTAAAGATTGCGCAAGACATACACATTCAAAACTATTTAGGCTCTAACCTATTTGAAAAGATAAGCGCAGACATTGTAGCAGGAACTTTGGCAGGTGACTATTTAAACTTAGTTACTAATCATATTAAACCGATGTTGATACATTTCGGCATGGTTGAATTTCTACCTTTCGCAGCTTATACAATCGCAAACAAGGGAGTTTATAAACACGGCTCAGAGAACTCTAGTGTAGTAGATAAAAACGAGGTAGACTTTTTAGTAGAAAAAGAACGCCAAATAGCCGAACACTATACAAGAAGGTTCTTAGATTATATTTGCGCTAACTCTACGTTATTCCCTGAGTATAATAACAACACGAGCGAGGATATGAAGCCAGACCGTGAAGCAAGTTTTAACGGTTGGTATTTGGAAGATGACACGAGAGACATTTTAAAATACAGAAATTTAGAATTATAATGGCAAAGAAGATTTACAAGCCCAAAGAGGAAGATATTAAAAAATTACAAATTTACTTAAATAAGATAAAATGCCAGACAGCAAAATAAGCGATTTAACAGCAGTAACTACATTAGACGGGACAGAAGAACTCCCGATAGTACAAAGTGCAACTACAATGAAAGTAACCACACAACAATTAGGAGGTAACGTACTTTTTAACGGTGTAGTGAATGACGTAATAACAGGAGCAGACGCAGTTGATACATTCGACTTAGGTACAACTGTAAACGTTCCAACTATGGCGATTGGCGATAAAATACAGGTTCAAATGACATTTAAAAATAATGTTGCTCCTGCTTCTGGTGGTTATGGTATTTACTTCTTTTGGTACAATGAGGACTATACGCCGTATTCTGCGAGTACACCAACTTACGGGAATAGCATCATACAGATACCATA